CATAACTACTCCTGCTGATAATGAACCTGCACCACCCATCATTCTATATCTTGCTGTATTCATAGTACCGCCTGAACTCCAAGTTCCTGCTGCTGCTCCGCCAGGTTGTACGTATTTAAAAGTATTACTTGTAGAGTTAAAATAAAATTGTCCAACTGAATCTGCTGTAGTTGGGTCTGAAGCAAGGTTTTGAACTGTGAAACCTTTTATACCTTTAAAAGTAGCCATTGGATTATTTATCCTTTAGCAGCCAACCTTGTGTACCATCAGTATATACTAGAGTTAAACCAGCTCTTTCTATGCTTACAGTTAAGCTTGCTGCAGTTCCCATTATTTTCTCTGATCCATTTGGTGCAACCGTTAAATTGTTTGTATCAAATGTTCCAGCATAATCAATTAACGTAATTTCATCACCTAAAGTTCCTGCTGGTAATGTTGCTGTAAAAGCTGCTGATGTTGTATTACAAAAATATCCTTCTCCTGCTACTGCTGTAAATCCTGAAGTTTTAACTGCTTGGTATGATGTACCACCAGATACTTCAGCAAAAGATAATTGACCAACACCTGTTGTTCCTGAACCAGTAATTGATGCAACTTTTAAAAATCTGTCTGCTGTAACATTTCCTGTAGGAAATTTTAGTGTGTATGACTGCCCTGCACTATGTGCGGGACTTTGAAGTTTAATACCGTGGGTGTTGGACTCACAATTTAAAATTAATGTTCCAGGGTTTGTATTACCACCAACTTCAACAGCGCCTGTTCCGTTTGGATATAAGTTTAAATCTCTGTTTGAAACTGTAATAATTTCATTATTGTTTGTGTCTAAGTCTCCGCCAAGTTGAGGTGATGTATCATCTACAACATCTCCACCTGTTTGAATTTCTATAATATCAGGATTAGTATTATCATTATGTGATGCAAAAAGAATTGCTGTTCCTTTATTAGTTGTTGCAAAAGTAAATGTATCACCAGATCCTGATGCGTATTTAAATTGAACTGTGTAAGAACCTGATGTTGTGTTTTTAATAATGTAAAAATTTTCTACGTCTAAAGGAATGGTCACAATTCTGTTTCCAGAAATTGAACCTGTAAACTCGATCATTCTAGCTTGAGCTGTTCCAGTTAATGCACCATCTGCAACTGTTAAAGCTGTAGTGCCTGCTCCGCCTGCAATTGATACTGCTTTATATCCGCCAAGAACCTGTTCTATAAGATCTAAGTTAGTGTTTGTTTTTGTTCCCCATGTACCAGCGTTTTCGCCAGTAGCCATTTTTTCTATACCAAGTGGTGTATATGTTGATGCCATAATTTAATTCCTATGCTGCTGTGTTATAACTGGTATTTGATCCAGTTGCAAGATCCGAATAATTAGTATTCGATCCTGTTGAAACACCACTATAATTCGTATTACTGCCTGTGTCAACATCTTGATAGTGAATAATAAATGGTGCTCCTAGTGCAGAAGTTATAGATAAACCAGTTAATCCGACTACTTGATCTTTAGGATCTATTGTTCCAATAGAAGCATTAAATGATACTCCTGTTAATCCAACAACTTGATCTATAGGATCTATTGATCCAACGGAAGCATTAAAAGATAAACCCGTTGGTACAACATTTACTGAGCCAGTGTTTGCTGGTGTTCCTAAAGCAGTATTAACTTGAAAACCTGTTAGAGCAACTGCATCATTTGGAATGACTACAGATCCTTGTGATGAACTCATCTCAAATCCTGTTGGCACAACTAATGTTCCAACAAAAGAAATAGGTGTTCCTAATGCAGATGTAATAGAATTTCCAGTTACAGAAACATCTTCGTTTGTTGATACAGCTGTACCTTGTTGTGATGTAATAGTTTGACTTGTTAATCCTACGGATTGATCTATTGGATCAATAACTCCGATAGCTGATGTAATTGAATTACCTGTAAAGGCGGGTGTAACAGAAACATCTACAGTAGCTGTTCCTCTTATATCATTAATTTCAAAACCATTTGGTTCAACAGTTACATCAATAGAATTTGTAATTGATCCTAATGTAAATGATGATTGTAAACCTGATAATGTAACTGCTCCATTAATAGAAAAAGTAACTGAACCAATATTAGATGTAATTGAAAGACCAGAAAGTGATACGGTTTCATCTGCAAGATTTCCCCATTCTCCGTCACCCCAAGATTTAGCACCCCAGCCTGTAGCGAGAGATTGATCCTCACCCCAGTAAGCTTGGCCCCAGGTAAGTCTACCCCATCCAGCCATTTTTTACTCCTATGCTAATCTTATGATTGCATTTGAGGAATCGTTTGCAGGGAATTGAATTTGAAAAGTTCCGTTAGTTGCAGTTTTATCAGAGCCAAAAGCAATTATACAAACAGCATCAGTAGTGTTTGAACCACCATTTGTTTGCGTGTTGTAAATCATTGCACCGTTAGCTGTAAAAGTTGCTGATGTAAAAGAAACATCAGAAAAATCTGTGAATGCAGTTGTTGAAGTTAAACCAACTCCAGTGTTTGTTAATGTTTTGCCACCTGCAGAGTATGCAGATCCTGCCGTGTTTGAAATTTCGTTCGAAGTTGAATAGTCAGTTGTTGCTGCACCTAAAGATGCTGAACTTGTAAATAATGCTATTTTAAAAGTATCTCCACCTGATGCGTTAGCATCAAAATCGTGTTTACCTTGTAAAAGTTCTTGTTTGAAACTAGAACATATTGCTGATGATATTGCCATAATAAATCTCCTTGTTTACGGTGTTGGTGAAGGTACTGGTATTCTTACCGTCCCATCCGTATAATCGTCTCGTTTACGTCTACCTAATTGTTCTAATCCGAACTTTTGTACTTCTTCTTTATACTTATTTTCATAAAGTGTCAACATATCCGTTGGTCCTTTTAAAAAACCATAAGTTTCTGATAAACACGCATATAATAAACCATTTCCAAAGTATTGACTTATATAAGTTGTTGTATTTGAACTAGATAAACCCGTTGGAATAGCTTCATAATGAATTTTAAATACATATGTCGAATCAGGTACAGGGGCTAAAAATAATCTTCCAGAAGTAGTATCTGTTACACCAGTAGCTCCACCAAACATAGCATAGTATTTAGGTGTTCCTGTGGATGTTTCTGCTGGTATATATTCTTGTAAATAAGTTTCATCTTTTTTTTCTAACCAAGTATTAGTTCCTGTAGAAGCAGATGTTGAAGTGTAAACTTGTACTCCTTTAACAAACAAAGTTTCGGCAGGTACGTTAATTGTACTTTGACCTGTAACTAAATTACCTGTTGATTGTTTTTTATATGCATCAATAGGTACATCTCTTAAAATTCTCATTTCAGCATTATCAATGATTTGATTAGTTATAGTAGATGTTAAAACATTAGTATCTACTTCTGTATAACTTGAAATTGCTGCTGTTAATGTTGCGTATGTAAATCCTGACATAATTAAGCCCTATCATTAACGGGTCCAATTGTACACTGAAAACCGCCTCCTTTTTCACTACTTGTTGCAGCATTTACTAAAGTACAATTTATACCATCAAATTGAGTAATAGTGGTAGGTTGACCAGGGTTATTTTCTGAACTTTTATTTAAAGAAATAACTTTATAAGAACCATAAACTTTAGCTCCAATAAGATGAGTTCCTGCAGTCGTATTACCGTAAGTTACACCTCTATAAGGTGCACTTGTTCCTCTAATACATCCTGTTAAATTATTTCCTGTTCTTCCAGTATATTCAATAACTTCATTTTGATAAGTACCAACTTTTAAAAGATCTGTTGTATCAGCAGAAGTTAAAATTTTTTCAATGATAATATAACCTGAACTTGGAAAAGCTGTTCCTGTTTGTAAAATAATTGTTTTATCCGTAGTTGAAATAGCTGTGTTTAAAGTTGTAGATAATTGTAATGTAGTTATAGGTACTCCACCCACTGGAGATTTAACATCTTTAAATCTTACAAAATCATTTACTTCAAGGTCACCATTTGGCGAAGAAATTTTTAAAACTGTATTTGAAGTTGTAGTAAAAGGATGATCAGGTAAAAAATCTTGTGTTGCAGGTTCTACTCTAGCTGGTCTTGCATTAGGTAAACCTTGTGGATCACCACCATGCGGTTTAGGTTCTAACTGAGGTTGTTTAGGTTCAAATTCTGAAATATGTACTCTTGACCCATTCCATTCTGTTACCATTTCACTATAAGGAAAAGCTTGTCCTGAACGATCTGATATAAATTGTGCGAATTTACCTTTTGAAAGATTAGACATTATGCGGATGGATAATAAGTTTTAGGGGTTATAATAGTACTTGAAGAAGAACCATCTTCTGCTAAAGCTCTAGCTAATTCATCTTCATATAACATTTTCATGTTTTGAGTTAATTCAGGTTTAAATTTTTGAGATAAATAAAAAGCTAATCCAGAAGCCATACAAGGAACAAATCTATAAGGCACATCAGTTGCATTTGTATAAACTCCTACATCATCAATTCTTTTAACATAGTAATAATTAATAAGATGTCCTACAACACCCGATCCTGGAGTTTGATATAAAGTCATTGTAACTTTGTCTATAAATCTTTGAACAAAATATTGTGAAGGAGTGCCTTGAGAAGTTTTATTTGAAAGTCCTTGGTAAGTAGAT